ATCAAATGCTGCAGACGCAATGATGTTAGCAACATTAGCAAAATTAAATGCTGCAGATGCAACAATGTTAGAACTATTGGCCTTATCAAACGCAGCAGATGCGACGATGTTAGAACTATTAGCTTGAGCAAAAGCTGCAACTGCAAATACGTTTGCTGTATTTGCTTTATCAAATGCAAGATTTGCAATCAAATTAGCTGCATTAGCTTGAGCAAAAGCTGCAACTGAAGTTGTATTAGCGGTATTAGCTTGATTGAATGCAGCTACAGCAGTTGTGTTAGCTACGTTGGCTTGAGCGAAAGCAAGATTAGCTTGGTCAAATGCAGCAGAACCATTTCCAGTTCCACCACCGCCTCCACTTCCACTTATACTAAGAACTGTACCATTTGCTGCTTTATAGAACAGTAGTCCATCGGCATAGTTTAATGCTAATTCTCCAAATTCTAAATTTGCAGCAGTTGGAGTATTTCCAGTAGTTCCTGAATTTTTTAAAATAATAGTTGTAGTATTTGCCATTAGAAAGTACCACCAAATATTACGGGAAGTGCTTTTATTTCATATTTTAAAGTTTCCGAATTGTAAACAAGAGTACTATTATTGCTTGAATCTATAATCGAAACATCTGTTAGTGCTGCTAGCGTTGTAGTTGCAACGGCACTTGGAGTCAAGCTTCTTACTTTTTGCTGGTTTTGTGAATTTATGCTAACCGCAGTTGAACTAGGACCTGCAATTCTAACAGCTATTGTCATTTTAAGATACCTTAGGCGTTACCGTAAGAATACCCTCAATAACTCTAGTTACCACGCTTCCCGGACTAGTAGTTTTTACATCATAAACATATCTTCCGGCCTTGATGTTTGTTGAGACACCAGATGACAATGCAATCGTTACATTTCCGTTTGCGGCATCATTTATTGTTGATGTAAAAACGGCAGCATTGTTTACTGAATAATAAGATTTCTTGATATTCGCATTGATAGAATATCCGGAAACATTAATAGGCAAGTTTGTTGTGTCGTCTGTTAGGGTTAGAATTGTGCTAAAAGTAGAACCCTGGTCTACTATGAGTTCTGCATATGATGCCATTGTCTTACCTTTTTAGCTATTTAGTATAAGTGGCAAATCGCTTTTTTGAAATCAAGTACTATGAAATTTTCTTAAAACGCCTATTTTATAATTGTGATAATAACTAATTAGTCCATCATATACTTGCCCATGCGAATAAACAAAAGGTCTTGCTCGCTTGACAACCTGTTTTAAACCCTCTCTCCATATAAGATTTGCCCTATTATCAACATATCCATCAATAAACCAAGTGTCAAAATCCGTGTGCCAATCAAAAATACCTTTATCAGCTTGAAACCAAGTCTTATTCCATGTAGTGTACAATATTGGTCGAAGAAGCCTTTCGCTCACAAGTCTAAGAAATCCAGGTACCATATTTCTTGGTGTTTGAAGACTAAAAAAGTTTCTTAGACCAGGATCAATTTCAATACATTTTTTTATTAAATGGGCTTGCTTGCATAACATATCACATGCATCAGGACTCCAATAAAAATATTCAACCGTCGTATTTGTATAGTCTTTCATATATTCTCCAACAGGAGATATATTTGTTAATCTATCTGAAAACCTTAAGTAAACAAAGTCATTAGTATCATCAATAACAACTTTTGGTTTATCAATCCCCATTACAACTGCAATCTTTTTATCTTTGTCAACTCTTTTTCTAAAGTCTGAAAAATGAATATAATTGTATCTCGTAACATCAACAGGATTAAGTTCCTCACGCATTTTCAAAAACCAATTTTCTTCAGAATTGGCAAATGAATCAAACAAATGATCCGTCATATCATAGACACTAATCTTTGTCTGTGGAGCAATTGCTTGTATTTCTTTTATTCTTGGAATTGCCTGCAGCTTATGTTCCGATGCATGTGCATATTTTGCATCAGTAACATTAGGATCAATTACAGCAAATTTTTCATTTCCTTTGTCCAAACAATTTACAATAATTTCATCTATATGAAGGTTTTGACGAAGAAAAGACATTACAACATTATGACTATCTGCTCCGCCACTATAACTAATTATGATATAGTCATATTTTTCACGAAGTTCTCTTGCTCGTTTATTGTAAAGTTGATCCAATGTCGCTTCGGGTTCTTGAAGCCAGTTATAATTGGAAAAAATATCTTCGTTGAAATGCCATTTGACAAGACTAAGAGGATCTACATTTTCCTTGACATTGTTGGCAATATGCGTTGCAAAGATACACGCATGAATTTTTGATTCCAACTCTTTTTTACCAACAGTATAATAACCAAGTTTTTTATTCATTGTGTGTTTGAAGTATTTGCACTTGAATTGTTTAGAAGTTCGTTAATTAGATTTTCAATATGATCTTCACTCAATGTACTTTCTGTATTTGCATTCGTATCAATAGTATCAATAGAAAATACTGGTTTGATGGCATCAAATTCTGTATTTAATAGATTGGAAACAACATTTAAGGAAGTATCTATTTGAGGATCGAGAATATCGTGTCTTAGCTTAAACCAATCATAAGGCGCTCCGTCGTTTGCAATTTTCTTAATTTGCTCTTCCGTAATAGGAGGATCAGTTTGCCATATATTGAAGTTATAATCTGTTTGACATCTTTGTGGTGATCCATCGCTTCTTCTAGCTATAGTCCCATCTGGATTGTATGATGTTGCTAGACTATCTTCAGTTAGCAAATTAGTATAGTATCTCACGATCATTGAGTGCTGTGAAGAATCAACATCAATTATTTTAAACTTGACTTCCATTTCCCTACTCCGATATATAACTATGTATCTTTATTTATAATGACCCAACTTGAGGAAAATAATGTACAAAGACATTACAAATAATCCAGAGGAAAGAATGTGTACAACATATAGTTGGGCATATTGGAATAATGCATTTTCTGAAGAAGAATTAACAAATTTAGAAAGATACTGTCAAATAGAACAAACAGAAAAAGCAACTGTTGTTGGTACCAATGACATTAACGAAACAGAAAAGATAAGAAAATCAAGAATTAAATTCTATAGTAAAAATGAAAATAATGCATGGTTTTTTAATAGAGTAAATGAAATAAGCAAAATTATAAATGAAAGCTACTACAATTATGAATTAAACGGATATGCTGATTTCCAATACACAGAATATCATGGAAATGAAAGTGGTGAATATAACTGGCACATGGATATGCTTCATGGTCAAAATAAATTTAATATAACAAGAAAATTGTCTCTTGTAATGTGTTTGTCCGATCCGGAAAAAGACTTTGTTGGAGGAGAATTTGAAATCAATGTGGGAAATCAAGAAGAACCCGAAACCATATTAATGAAAAAAGGTAGAATGATATTCTTTCCTTCATACATTATTCATAGGGTAAAACCAGTGACCAAGGGCATTCGTAAAACAATAGTAATTTGGATTACTGGTCCTAAATTTGTATGATTAGTTTGAAGTATTTCCAACTACAGTACCAAAAGCAACAAATCTAATCAAATTATTGCCAGAAATACCAAATCCCGTATTACCAACATTTCCTGTTGCTCCGGCAGCACCTCCGGCTCTTGCGCCATATGTTGTATTGAATGCATATCCAGCGTTATTTCCGCCAGGAGAACCGGCAACGCCAAGATTTCCACCAGAACCGCCCGGTCCAGCAGTATATGTAGAACCGCCGCCGCCAGCACCACCAGCGCCGCCAAGTGTAGCCGTTCCATTTGCTCCAGCTGATCCATTAACATTACTAGGTCCTCCTGCGCCGCCAAGACCAATAGGAGAACCGGCACCGCCGCCGCCACCGCCGCCGCCGTGATATTGACCAACACCTTTACTTGGTGTAAATCCTAGAGCACCACCGCCACCACCGCCACCACCGCCACCACCGCCAGGACCGCCGGTACCGCCTATGATAGAACCTTGATTATTCATTACTATGACAAATGACGTTGCATTTGTTCCAGGAAATGTATATGGATATTGATGTAATTTTAGATAATCTAAACGTAAAAAGTTTCCTTCAGAAGTAGAATTTACAACAAATCTCATATTTCCTGCTGCACTTTCAGGATGAGTTTTTAATAGAACACCATCACGATATACTTTTAATACACCATCAATTTCACGAACAAGAGAAAAAACATTTGCAGCAGAAACATTTGACGTTAGTGAGTGTACATTTGCACCCTTTTCTTGTACGACATCCGCACTTGCAGCAGAATGGACTATGGCAAGACCAACGGTCGGAGCAGGATCAACTCCACCAACCCAATGAGTTGATGTAGCGGAAAACATACCGGCGGCATAAAAGTTTCCGGAAGTGCTTCCAATATTTCCTTGATCTTGTGTTCTATAAATTCCAACCGTTCCTGCGGCATTAGCTGAACTAGCACTTACTAGTTTATACTCCAAAGTAAAAGGAACATTTGCATTTATATCAAAATTATAGTATATTGTTGTTCTTATGTTTGTGCCTAGAGAACCGCCACCTTCTAAATTATCTCCGCTAACACCCCAAGTCCAACTAGAATTTGTACCAATCCAATTTGTGTTGGCATTACTAACAAAAGTATTTGAGTTTGAACTGTAATTTATAATGCCAACATTACTTGTGTTTGCTTCAGCTTGAAAGCCTGGACTACCATTAGCACCAACACCACCAGTTCCACCAGCAGAACCTGGTGCAACTGGATTTGTGGGATATCCTGCTCCGGGACCGCCTGCACCACCAGAACCAGAAATACCAGTAACTCCTATATTCCCAACAATATTAGCTGAGTTTCTTATCACAATATATGTAGAATTTGCCCAGCCAAATCCAGTTCTAAGTGCTGAAATATTTGCAGAATTACTCGTAATGTTTGCATTGATCAAGCAAAAAACATTTAAAGGATATGATGGCGAATTTGCCCTTGCTCGCAAATTGACATTGTTTGCAACAGAGTTTATGTTTATTAGTATATTTGGTCTAGTGACAAGTGGTAGAAACATTTTATCCTACGTCAGGAATGAATGAGCCGTATAATTTTGATCCATCAGAAATGAAAGTAAACACATCACGAGAATTCGCTGTTGTAGTTAATGGCGGAGCAATATTCCCTGTAAAACGATATCCTTGTTCAAAAGTAAGTGAGCTACCACCAGACGTATTTTGCACTACATGAAGAACATATGTACCAACACGAATATTTGTTATGTTTGATAGAACACGATTTCCATTCAATGTAACCGTAGCAATTTGTCCATTTGATGCATCCCATGTTATAGTTGCAGCATCAGTCAATGTTTGCGAAAGAATATTGGCTTTTGCGGTATCGACAAGACCGCCGGTCATGCAAATATTTGACGATACGTTGATATTTGGAACAACTAAGGTTCCAGTCATCGTGTCGCCCGTGCGAAGAACCGTATTACTTGCATTGTTGTTTGCAACATTAGCTTTGTCAAAAGCGGCAGCTGCAATTACATTTGCTGTATTTGCTTTATCAAATGCTAGATTTGCAATCAAATTTGCAGCATTAGCGCGAGCAAAAGTTGAGGCAAGCAAAGATACTACATTCAAAGTTCCAAAAAACAACGTATTTGCTGTAACAACATTTGCAGTCACACTACGATAAGTCGTAAGACCATCGCCAAGCAAGTCATTTGTGACAACAATCAGCTGATTAGTCGTCACTCTCCATTCATCAAATGTGTTCGTGAGTGCTACATTACTGATTGCCATTTAAGGTAACTCCGTTATTTTTTCGCATTCTCATAAGCTTCTAATGCTTGTGATCTATAACTCCAACCTTGTTTTGGATCAAATTTTTCCAAGTCGCTAGTTGACTTGCAATCATTCCATTTCTTGTAATTTGTAGCAAATTCTTCATCTCTTGTTTTAAGAACATTCATATATGCTGCAGCAAACAAGTTTTCTAGTTGTTTTCTGTTTAAGCTTCGTACAGTTCCATCGTGTGTTCTTACAGAAAAAGTTTGTACCCCGCCTATATATCCAATCAACAAATGTGAAAATTCGTGTGAGTTAAAACAATATATCACATCATCACAAAGAAAATCTTTATGAGTTAGTCCAAAAGTAAATTCGCTAACAAGTAAAGCAAATTTTTTATGTCTTTCTGCTTCAAATTTGATATTTTCGTTCATATGATTCCCGTTATGTCTTGATTATGTAATTTAGTATCATGGTTGGCTGCATATTTTGGTGAGGATAGTTTTCACCAACTGTAGTGTTTATATCATCTGCCACAGGTAGAGGTGTGTTGTCACCAAATGCTGGATTGGTTGTTGATGTTGTGCTTCTAATATTAAATGTTGGCAATTGAGCTGTAGTTAGAATATGTGTTTGCGTACCACCATTTGCGCCCAATGTAGTTCCAGCAATACCGCTATTTGCATTTGATCCAGATGCAGTTACTCGTAGTGCAGCAGTTCCGCCCATATCGTCACGGCCAGCAACAACTCTACCACGAAGATCAGGAAGATTAAACGTATTTACTCCGTCTCCTGATCCGTATGTAGTACCAATTGCAGAATAAAGAGATGAATATGTTGTTCTAGAAATAGCATTGCCTGAACACAATAGCCATCCAGTAGGCTCTGAAGAACCTGCATATGGCATGATGACGCCCGAAGGAACACCCGTGTTTGCAGCATTAAATGCTGAAACTGCTACGACGTTTGCGGTATTTGCTTGGTCAAAAGCTGCGGATCCAGTTGATTGTGCTGCATCAGCTTTTGTGCAAGCAGTATTTGCTTTGTCAAATGCGCCAGAAGCTATAACATTTGCTGTATTAGCTTTATCAAACGCTAGATTCGCAATTAAATTTGCTGCATTAGCACGAGCAAATGCAGCAGTTGGAAGTGTAATTACATCAACGCCGTTCGCGTATATTGTATTTCCACTAATTACATTTGCTTTAACATTTCGATATGTTTGAAGACCGTCATCAAGAACGTCGTTAAGAGCAACTACGGTTTGATTTGTAACTAATCTCCATTGATCAAATGTGTTAGTTAAAGCAACGTTACTAATTGCCATTATTTGTTCTCCGATAACAGAGCAAGAATCTTATTCATTGTGTCCTTAATTTCAGCTACTTCTTCTTTCAAAGTATTTATTTCATTAACTTTAGACATCATGTTTTTTTTCACTTTATATTCGTCCAACTGTGCTCTATTTGTGTTTAGAATTGCTTTTGAATTTATATCACGAACATATTGCGTATCGGTAATCTTGACTTTCATTTTATCATCCTGCCGGCAACGCAATTACACGCATATCTCTAACTTTAGGAACAAGAGTAGTATCTGGACTACTTAGTACAATCTTGACTGCAAAGAACTTGAATGTTTCATATGTTGTTCCACCACTTGAATATATAACCAAATCGGTGTTTAGAGATGGTCTATATTCATATTCAATGTAGTCATTGTAGTTTGTTGATGTCGCTCCCGATGGCGTCTTTTGCTCCATCTTGAAATATGATTTTACATCAAAATCATCGGGATCATCAGCGTTCAAAATCTTGTAGTACACTTCAATTCCCGTCGTAGGTGGCTTATATGCAGTCAAGAACACGCGAAGATCCGAAGAGTCAAAGCCATCGTTTAGCTGTACGCGACGACTAATATAACGAGCAAGATAATTACCACCAGACGATCTTGTTTCACCAAGAACAATTGCTGAAGCATTTCTTGTCGCGCCGCCTTCAGAGATTGTAATAGTTGGTGTGCTTGTATATCCAGAACCACCAGCGGTAACAACAATGTTTCTAACTACGTTCGCTACAACGTTTGCTGTTGCCGTTGCACCTGAACCACCACCACCAGAAATTGTAACTGTTGGATTGGTGTGTCCTGCGCCGCCGTCAGTTATCACAATTGTCGAATTTGAAAGATTTGCATTATTGATGATATTTTCAATTGAAAACAAACCAAGTCTTTGTACGTCAACTGCTGGAGACACATCTGGATTTAGTGTCGCGAAATCTGCCTTCAATATAAAGTGATTTGAATTATCAATCTTTCTACGACCTAAACCATCATTAAATTCATAGTCTTTGTTTGTCAAAAATCCTGTATACGAAGAATCGACTATCCCCGTTGACTTCAATGTGGCTTTATATGAATAATCTAGTGTAGATGTAGCAAATTTCATCTGATCTGATCGAACGTACATTAAGTCCATCTCGACATTTGAAGACGGAGAACGAACGTTGAAGACTCCTGATCCTGAACTTGCCGTAGAAAATACGCATTTATGCACGACAAACATTAGGTCTTCGTCTGCAAAAGGTATCCATTCTGATGCATTTTGTGGCTTATACAAAACACCGGCATTCGGTTGCTTAGATACAGACCTATCACTACCAACTAGTGTTTGACCAACTTTGGCTGAAAATAGAACATATTCAGGACTATCTGAATACACGACAAGAGCATATTCACCGCCAGGTTCAAGATATACTGGAGCTGGAAAAGTAAAAGACGTTTTTGTATCAGAATCATTTGAATCTGGTTGGTCTGATGTTTTTACATTTATCGCATCAACAGAGACTTTTGATAAAGGTATGGCATAATTCGTTAGAGGAAATCCATTTCTTGTCGGACGCAATTGCACTTCGACGGGAAGTATTCCTGATGAATCTTTATTTGCGAAGAATAGATCGACGCTAGAGACAAATACTCCCTCTCTGTAAAGAGTTCCATCTACGAAAAATGTTTGTGCTAGAATTGCTGGCATTTATTTTTATTCCTAAATTGGTTATATTTACTATTCATTTAATATTACTTCATATTTGATACTCTATAAGAGTTATTTTTACCTAAAATAATGTAGTTATGTTGATCAAGAACAGTCATGTTGTATACATCATAAGAATTTGTAGACAATATAAATTCAGGTGGTGTGATTTCATTTCCTTCTTTATCTAACAATTTATCGTTAGAATTTATATTACCAATTTCTTTATATCCAATAGGTGTTCTAAAACGATGATTTGGTGTAGTGCCGATTTCATCCATAAAGAATATGGACATCTGTTCATGCTTGAACAATTTACTTACAATACCCTGTGTTAAACTACCAGTGTTTTCATCATATGACATTACTAAATCACCAATGCTAATATATTGAATTTCTTTTGTTGTTCCATCAAACATTAGAACGCGAGTTCCTGCGATAAAGCAACCACCAGCGCCGCCGCCACCACCAGTATCTTGTCCGTCAGGACCAAAACTACCACTACCGCCACCACTAATGCTTCCACCACTGCCACCAGGATTGCCAGGACCGCCTCCATCCCAATAATATCCATCTCCAGGATAATATGTGGGTTGTGGTAATCTGGTTGCAGTTACGCCTACAGAAACACCAATCAATCCTTGTGCATAGAACTTGCTTTCGCCAATAGTCGTTGAACCGTTTGAAGAACCATTAGCAAGATTACTTATTCTAAACATTCTCTCGCCGGTTCTAAACTTCAACGTACTATTGCTTGGTACAACAAATGTGCCGGCAAGTTGACCAAATTCATTTGTCTTTGAATCGCCAATCGAATATCTTGTATTTGATCCTGGTGTTACAGAGAAGCCTGCAGTGTTTCTTGCAGATCTCGTTGAGCCAATATACGCATCAATTGTATAAGAAGATCCAACACCTAAACCGTCAACAAAGTAGATTGTATTTCCTACATACCAACTATCTGTGTTTGCTGCATCAAATGCAAGATTGATCGTAGTTGAATTTGCACTTCTTGCAGTACCTGAATAGTGTCTATATTCTACAACAATACCTGTATTTGAAGATCTTGCACCTGTCCAAGTTTGTCCAACTATCACATTACCGCTAACGTCTGCAACATATGCAACATTAGATGATGACAGTGTCTTTGACAAGATAACGTTTGCAGTATTACCCGATCCCGAAGTAATTCTTTCACCATCGGCTTTATCAAAGAAATTATTTCCAGAAAATACTAATTCGTTAGCTCTCTGAACATAATTTGTTACGTTCACATCATCAAAGTAATAATATACAACTTTTCTTGGTCTTACAGATGTTGCGACAAAATCAATATCGATTTGACGCATGATCGGAGTAACACCAAGGTTTACGACACGATCATTGACAGTTTGAGAAATTTGATCAAATGAAGAGCGACGCAGGAATCCGTTCTGATAGCCGCCAAATGTCGTTGTTCTATTTACACCATTTTCCCAAATTTGTAGTCCATTTCTTCCCTGCTCGTTCAATTCATTTGTAACAATTTCTGCACCAGTTGAACGTGTTTCCCAATGACCGAATTCAGCATCAAACGCAGATGTTGTACCACTTAGTGCTGATTGCAATGCCGAATATCCATCGTTTTCTCCGGTATAGTTTATCGTCACATCTGGTAGGTCATACTTGTTGAAATAAAAGTCAGACTCAGGAATCAATTGTATTGAGCCAACAAAGCGAGCAAACAGATATGGTTGAACGTCAACTGTTTGCGATGAAACGTTTTGAACAACCATTTCTTCTGTCGTATACGGAAGCAATACAAGACCCGATTTATATGTTAATCCTGTACTTGCGCTAAAATCATAGTCCAAGTAGTGTGAATTTGTATTAGTTGACGGACGAAGTTCTTCTGTTCTAGTGTCGATTGAACACTTGTAATCAATGTTTCTTACGTCACCGACAGAATGTCCCTTGAACGAATCAACAAGTATACCATTCTTTGTGCGATCAAGACCATTAACATCCTTGATCGACATGATTTCAGTATCTTTTTCGACCAAATTCAAAGCCGTGTAATATTCTAGATTTTCAATTCTCTTTTCTAGAGAACCGATATCACGCATCGTGTAGCGTTTGTTTTCGACGTACTTTACTATTACATTTGCTGGCGATGCTGTATAAGGAGCAATGGTCAAATTATACAGAACCATTGATCCTTCAGGTTCTCTAGGAGGAACTGGATTTAGAGAAGAGACGCCCTTAACAACGCTAAAGACTCTGTCTTTTGTCAATACGATCTTGTCTTTTCTTGCCAAATAATATTGATAATCGGCAGAAAATTCTTCATTAGGAAGACCGACTCTGAAGGTTTGTAGAGTATATCCGGGCGAAGTGTTTGAGTTGTCTTGTCTTCTTGGTCTAAAATCTATGCAGTCTCTTAGATCATATGTTTCGCCTGATGATGCACTTGTATATTGTGGAATATTGTTATAATATGGATAGGAATCGACAGAGAAATATCCTAAACCATCACTACCACCAGTTTCGTGTTTGAAATAACTAAAGCAAACTACAACATTTCCTGTTGGTGGCGAATTTCCTGGAAGAAAGACAATTCCGCCATGATCATAATGATCATCTCTTTGTCCATTGTCAAGAGAGTATCTTGATGTAATGTCAGTATATGAAGATAAAGCAGTTCCGCTTGTGAAAGCAGCAGACCCGATATCATATATCTTGTTTATTTCATAAACGTCAGATGTGTACAAGCTATCTTTTTGACCTGGTGTCTTGTTTGGCGAGGAAAGATGAACTTGACCAGCTGCAGAATAGATAGAAACATTTGCAAATGTTGCATTTGCTGTTCCACCTTGCGTTTGAATATGTGTGGAATTTGAAGTAACTAGAGTCTTCAACTTCTCATTTATTTTTGATCCAGAAGTTATCGAAACTTTTGCCAAAATGTCAGCTATGAATGTATTTGCTTGAGGCGCCGTGAAAGTTGCTGTTGGCGTTCCTCCATTATTAACGACAATGCTTGCACTACCTGTTGTCATAGGTAGAATTGCACCGTTTGCTCCAATCGTTGAACCTAGATTGTTGCGAATAACAACAATGAAGTTTTCCAATGCTTGAGTAGTTGACTGTGTACCATTTGCAAGAAATACTTCTCCAACACCAGCACTAATTGACCCAGTTGTTCCGCTTGTAAAGGATACTGCAGTACCCAACACCTTGAAGTAGTCGTATGTTTGATCAGTTATGCCCTGCTTGACATAGTTTTGTGGTAGCTCAAATAGCAACTTGTTGTATCTAGGATCGGTAATTACTGTATTGCTACCATATTTGCTTGATTCATCAACGTCCATAGAGCCGCCAATAGAAACTGGAGTTCCAGTTACGATATTTGCCATGCTCTTGATATCTCTAGATGAGAAATCTATTGACCAACGATCAGCGTTTGCTTGAGCTGTTGATATGGCAATATTTGAGTCAAGAGTTGCTGTTCTCGTAGTTCCATCATAGCTTACGATTGTTCTGGTCACTCCCGACAATGCACCATTTGCAATTCTTATGACCGAACCTAGATATGCGTTTGCAACGTTTGCTACAGTTTGTGCCGATGTTTCATTTGACACATTTGCTAGTACAATTTTATCATTTGATGTATTTGCAAATATTGTTCCGGTTACATTTGAGAATGAAAAATCATTCAAATAAACTCTATATTTGTATGAATATGAATTTGCTGTATTTCCAGCACTATCATAGTCAACATTTATTATTCTTGCTGTTCCAACTTTAGTCGCTGCGTATGAGGTTGGATTTACTGTATTAATTTGACCGCGAACAACCGAATGCAAATCAACAAGTTGCGGACCAATTCCAGAATCATCTATTTTGAAAAATCCGGTCGATGTTGCGCCGCCAGTAGAATTTGCATTTGTCGCAACAACATAATTTCCATAATTCAATGATAGTGGATAATTATTTACATTCGAAGATTGTCTTGATCTTTCAACATCTAGATTGAATGAACTATATGTTTCATATTCAAATCCTTGAACATAAGCTTTTCCAGGACTTAATGTTGCAGTAAATAGCTCCGCATTTGGAGTTGTGTTTGCATGATCTCTCAATCGAATTGTGAATGGTCTGACTGTGTAGCTACCCGACTCGTCATTTGTTCTTCTTGCTAATGTTTTTTCTAATTCAGAATAAATTGGATACTTGATAATATTTGTGATGTATCCATCTTCAACACGAAGAAGTTCAATGAACTGGCTATCGTCGGTACTATCAAGTGTGCGCTTGGCAAGAGTTAGAGTTATCTTGTAGCGAGAAGCGCCTGGAGCCTGATAATTTGATGCTTCTAATGCAGGATCAAGAAGAGATGTATCTGATGTTGGAAGAACAATGCTTTTATCTAGTTCTAATCCAACACGATATGATGGAGATGTTGAATACTTGTCAAGAATGATTGTTTGTGCTGCAACTCTTGAAAAATATCCATCGACAAACATTACACCTTCAGAAATACTTGCAACTGTTCCTAGACCTTCTGGTCCAGAAATTACTGCAAAGTTTGATGTGTTCGATGCCTTGATCGTATCATTTGCAAAAGTGTCTCCAGAAATATAATTGACCATCAATACTGGAGATGAACCGGTTTCATATGTCAACACAAACGCTGTTGCTTGAGTTGTTGCTGTGTTTGTTGTATTATTGACATACTTGCGATCAAAATTTGCAACCGTGATATCTGAACCAATATATTGGGATGATAGATTTAGAGCCGTCGCCTTTGACGTTGAAATTTGTGCTCCAGTTACAATACTTCCATTCTTGAAAACGTGATCTCCAAAACGTTGAACCTGTTTTTGAAGAATTGTTTGTAGCTGGGTTAATTCGCGAGCCTGAACAGCATAACCTGGACGAAACAGGATATTATAGAAATCCTTTGTCTCATCGTAGTCATTATAGTATGGAGAATCTACTGCTTCTGTGGGTACAATCTTATCTACCATCTTTTATCCTTAGTACTTTATGACTATTTTCATTAATTCTGCCTGATCATCCGTTCTGGATATAGGTGTTATATTGTCTATGTATATGACATGCCCAGAGCGATTTTTTAATTCGGGATTTATTATCGATGCAATAAATCGATTTGCTCCGGATGTTTGTCCATTTAAAGTTGTGGCTGTTGGTGTTCCAGTATATTCACTGACTTTCATTATATTCGTTGATGTATTCCACGATAAAACACGAGCACTAAAAGTTGCTAAATCTAAAGATGATCCTTGATACACATATTCGTCAGAAACATAATCAGGCCCTGCTCCTGCAATTGCTAATGTTAGCGTTTGAGAAAATACAGTATTTGTAAAAGCGTTTGAAGAACCGTATATCAAAGGATCTTTTATAATACTCACTTGTCTATAATCATTATTTGCAATCAAAACACCATCTTCATCACCATCTACCCTTACACTAATTATAATATTTGAGCCGCCAAGTTCATAAACTGGATTTTTTCCATGACCGCCAGGAGGACCAATTATTGCGCGAGCAACTGCACCAGAACCCCCACCACCTGAAATTGTAACATTTGCCGTAGTGTAGTTCGTTCCTCTTGTCGTTACAATCACATTTGCTATTGTGTTGCTTGTGGTATTAACGTAAGCGACTGCTGTGGCGTCTAAACCATCTCCCGAAATAGAAACAGTAATGTTTGATGTATTTGTATAATTTGAACCGCCGTTTGAAACTAAAATGATATCAATGGCACCATCAACTGCTGCCGTTTGCACTGCGTACTGTTGTGAGGCATCGTCTAGTGTTAGTGTTTTGACTGGCATCCATTCATCAGTTAAAAACTTCTGTCTTTCTTTCGTATTTAACGTGTACATATATTTCCAAACATAACCATCAGCTTCTGTACTAGCAAAATTTGAAATAACGTATGTTGGCTTCGCCGTTGAATTTGCAGAATTGTTATTATAAAGACATTTATAGACATTATATTCATCAGTTATGACGTAAAAATTTGTATTTGCATCAAACAAAGTGCTAGATGTATCATCATAGTTTTGATACACCGTGTTTGTTGTCCAATTTTTTCTAGGAATGGCTAACGATATATCATTTCCAGTTATTTTTTTTCCACCAATCAAATTTCTCCAAACATCATCTCGATCACTTACAGAATCTACTGCTGTATTAGGTAAAGAGTCGTTTGCCCATGGAGTATTTTTACCATATCCTATGTACAGTACAGTTGCAGCAGGCTCTGAAACTGATTCCAGAAGCTGTTCTGCGGAATTAATTCTAAGATTTTTTGTAGTTATAGCTGTCATATAGAAAAACTCTATTGTAATTTGTATTTATGCAGGTTCACTTGAAGTATTTGAACAATTAGTTATGTTGTTTGCAAATGTGAAGTTGTTGGCTATGCCACTATTTGTGTTTGCAAACAGGCCATTGCTCTTTAGATAAATTGAAGGTGTTATATTCAAATTAACTCTTCCCATATAACCATTTGAGGCTTGCATGTTGCTTGGTAATAGAACTCCATTAGCACCAATAAAGAAAGTTCTGATTGTTGTATTTGCAATATCTGCATAATTATTTGAAAACCAAAATTCAGATAAGCAACCACGATATGAACGTGTAAGATTTGGTTCAGATCCTATAGAAACATTGCTTCCAGTATAGTCTATCTGGCCAAAATTTATTAAATCTAGTCTAGTTGAATTGATATCATTTAGATAGACTTTACATGCTGAATTTGAAGATAAATCCCATGTTGCAACAAAATGATTCCATGTATTTTTAAATATCAAAGTTGACGTATTTGTCGTTAGTTCTAGAAGAGGAAGATTTGCTGCATTTCTCGCGGTAATTCTTATTATATCACCGTCTGTATTTTGTGTAATTGGATATGCAAGAGGGGCAAGAACATCGCCATCGCCCAACAAAGCTTCTACTGTTATATTAGCATCTACCCCAGCACCCTCTATTGATAAAATTGGAAATGCATTCGCATCATAACCAAATCCACCAACAATATGACCGGAATCTGTTGTATATGGAGTTAGTTCTGTTCTGATAATAGAACCAGAAGCATTCACAATTGCTTTTGCATTTGCACCAAAACCATATCCACCAACAACGTTTGTGAATATTATTTTTGCATTATTTGAATAACCGGATCCCGCAGAATTAATTTTCAATCGACCGATTATACCAAGAGCCTTTATCATTGAATTGCCAGAAGCTTCTGCTGTTGTCGATAGAATATTGTATCCAGCTCCAGGATCATTCAATGCAACTAGATAAATTGGACCTGTATTCGCATATTCGAAATAGGTCAAAGTTGTTAACAACGATGTATTTGCATTTCCACCAGAAGAATTGCTATAAGCACCAATTGCAGTCAAATTATAAGTGTTTATAACATCAGAATTTATATTGTAAGTATTTGGATGAACACTTCCATCATCTAGAACTTGCACAATTGTTGCATTTGCAGAAGTTCCTGTTCCAGATATGACTATCGTATCATTTGGAAATTTTCTAAATCCGGCACCACCAGAGATAACAACAAGATCGGCAATTTTTCCTAATAATGTATTTGCTCTTTTTGTCAACGATACAGAGAATCGTTGTGATGTCTGTGAATTGGAGTTATTTGAAATAGAAAATATTGTTTGGTCATTTGCAAAACTAGTTGGTCTAAACCAAAAGCTTATTGTTCCGGTTGAACCATTTGATGTATTTCCCAATGCTTCAGTTTTATACAAAATGGAATTTGAACCATTAAAATCAATTGAATTTGTGACGTAAGGAATATAACTGCTTGTGTTAGATAAGCCAACATTTATTGTATCATCAACTACTGGTTCTGAAATATAAAGATATTCACCAAATAGCTTCAATCCTGCAGGATGAATATAATTCAACGCATATTGCTTATATTCATTCAACGCTCTTTTTACTTTTATAACATAACTAAAATTCTGATAATAATCTCTATTTTCAAGATAGTTTGAACTACTCAACAATCCCGTATCGTCTTTAAATCTTCCCGGATAAGTATATGTTCCTACCGTTAGTGTAACATTTGCTGTTGCAAGACCATCACCGCTATTTGTAAAATGAAGAGTTGGCGGAGTAACATAACCCACCCCTCTATTTGTAATTGTTAATTCTTCAATTACTCCGATAGATCCTGTATTAGAAGTAAGTTCATCGCCAAATCCAAGAAGTGCAGAAACAACTATATTAGCACCCGAGCCAGATCCGCTAATTGATACATTTGGAAGATGTGTCATGCTATATCCAGCACCACCTATCAAATGACCAGGACCTAAAAGAGTCAAATTTGTACCAATAATTGTTCCTGTAGCATTTGTTACTACATTTCCATTTGCACCATATCCAAACCCACCAGGAATATTCGTAAATATTAATGTTGCCCCATTCGAATAGCCGGTTCCGCCGTCATTGATCTTTAATCTACCAATAATACCTAGATTTTTTATTCTTGTATTTGCTTCTATGGATGCTGTCGGT